AGAATATGGGACTCTTGTGTACAGCAAGAGACTCCACAGACAATATTGCGTCAATGATTGCAATCACAGGGTCCCAACAAAAAAGAGGTCAAAAATATGACTAACGAAACAAACAACGAGACCGCGACAAACGAGACCAGTGACAATATGACACTCGAGCTCGGGAATGCAGTAGAAGAATCAGGTTTATTAGATACTTTAATGGATAGCCCTGAATTAATGGTATGTTTAGCAGTAATAGCAGCTTTAGCTGCTTACCTTGCTTACACACAACCAAAAATCAGAGCATTAGTTATGCCTTATATAAAGAAGTACGATGATGAAATCATGGAACATCTTGAAAAGAGCTTAACAAAAGCCCAATTAAAGGCATACGAAAAACTTGACGAACAAGTAAAGAAACAGGTAAATAATAAAGTCTTACAAGATGTTATTATGTCAGCTTGGGATGAAAAAGATGACATGATGGCTGATGCTGTAAAGCTGAAAGTTAAGGCAGCTCTCAACGACGCTAAGTAATTATGGAAGTAAAATTCGAACATACAGTGGTAGTGCTGCTATCTATACAAATATTATTATTATTTATGACTTACTCTATAGTAAGTGATTATCTTACAGAAGATGATGATAAAGATAAGACTTATTACCAAGATAGTTGCTCCTGTTACTGTGATTACCCTTATTATTGGTATGGATATGATGATGTATATATCGCCGAAGGTGAACCTGATAGAGATGGTGATGCCAACGAAGATAATTCTACAGCATCTAATGATACTGCATAATAATGGAAGTTGAGGTATACCAAAAACGACTTAGAAAAAGAGTCGGTGAAGGAGAATATGAACGTCATAGAGAACTTGTACGGCTTCTTGCGCGTAACCTCGCGCTTGAAGACGTGCTGTGGGAAGAAATTCTTGTATCTATTCGGGATGTTAACGCTCGAACAGAGCTCTTGCGACAAAGAAACTCTATTGTTAGGGATATTCACACTGAGTTCCGTGCTCTTAATATTGAAATACCTACTGTAGTGGAAAGAAACACAGAATCCTTTATGGGATTCTTAGGGGAACTAGAAGATGACAATACCAGTGAAGAACGAGGGGAAGAAGCTGAAGACAGCCCTGACGGGCGCAGCAGCGCACGACAGTCGGAAACTCGAAAAGATATTTGATAGTGTAAGGACAGACCCTAAGAAAATGACACAATTGGTGAGAGCCTTTTGTGAACATTACTTAGTAGACCAGAAGCAAAGACCTTTGAAATTGCGTCCCTTACAAGAGAAAATAATATCAAAGTCACTCTGTTACGCTGAGGATGACCCAGATAAACATGTTAAATTGGCAATTCTGGCTCCACGAGGCAGTGGAAAGTCATACGCACTTTCAGTAGCTGTAGTAGTCTACATGTTCTTTAAAAGGTTTAGAGATTTAATATTTATATTAGCACCTAGTGAGGACCAAGCGGCTCTTATATTTGGATATGTATATAGGCATTTCGCTGATAATACATTTCTGAATTCATTGGTTGCTAATTATAGATTCCATAACAAACCTAATATAACTCTAAAAGGTGGTACAGTGCTACGTAGAGCACCGTTAGCTCCGTCCAATCAAGGACAGGCTATACGAGGCCAGCACCCTACCTTCTTAGTTATAGATGAGAGTCCATTAATCGACGACCATTTGTTCGTTGACAATGTAGAGCCATGTATTGTGGCTAACAGGGCTCCATTTATCAATTTAGGCACCCCAAAGAGCAAAGAAAACCATATGTGGCGTTATTTATATGATGATGCGTACGCGCAGAGCTTTGAAAGGCTACATTATAATTGGAAAGATGCTATAGTGCAAGGTAGAGCTTATGAACCAGCATATACTGAAGAAGATATGTTGACAAAGATGATGGAATGGGGGGAAGATTCCATTTATTGGAAAACTGAATATGAATGTGAATTTGTAGAAAGCGTTTCAAATGTCTTCAATCCAGAAAAACTCAAAGCATGCTTCGAGGATTACGACCTCTATACCAAAGATACAGCTCTCGAGAGCAGAGAAGAACTTTATAACATTAGTGTGGGCGTGGATATTGGTAAATCCGTTAATAGCACTGTTATTACTGCTTGGAGGACTGAAAAATGCGATGGAGCTAACGTTGCACGGCTTATATATGTCGAAGAAATTACTCCTAAAACTGGTGGACACGATATTCCATACCAGCGTAAGCGTATCATTGACGTTGCCAAATCTTTTAATGCTAATCGTCTTATTGTGGACGCTACGGGTATTGGTGGCGCGATTGAACAAGATTTAAGGATGGCTTGTATACCAGATAGTATACATTTTATAGGTTTTATATTTACAGGTGGCCCAAGGGGTACAAAAACTCAAGTTTATAGAGATTATGTGTCATATGTACAACAAAAACAAGTAAAAATACCAAATCCTGACAATTTACCACCTAATGAGGCTAAATTAGTTCGAAAATGGCTTAGAGAACACATAGATTTAGAATATGTTATGGATATAGCTAATAAAACTGAGAAAATATCTGCTCCAGCTACAAAACATGATGATTATTGTGATAGTTCAGTTATGGCTATACACGCCGCACTTTCTATGCTTCCATCGGAGGGAACCTTTGCTTCTGTTAGTATAGAGAATAAGAAAAGCTATAATACTAGGGCTACAAGTATATCTAGAGGAGGTATGGGTATGGTTAGGAGTAGAAAGCGTAAGAATACCTTTAATAAACGTGCTCTCAGAGGTATTTAGGGAAAACCTTTATATAGTAACACGCTATATATTATTGTGAATTGAATGGCTCTCCAAGATTATTGGCCTTTTAATAGGCGTACATTCGCTACAGTTGGTAGTAACCCATCTTATAAAAAAGATGAACCCCGAAGTTACGGTGAAGGCGTTATTAGAAGAATTCGTTTAACCGAAAAATATGGCAAATTCGGTGAACATTTTGAAAAACATATAGGCGATGGTAAGACTTATATGGATGTGTACTTGAGTGACCCTTTAGTGAGAACTCTAATAGACCTCCCATGTCTTTATGCGAGTAAAGATGGTTGGGATATAGTTACTGATGATGAAGTTTTGAGAGAATCAATTACTAAAATGTTCTCAGATATAAATATAGACCAACTTATATATGGTTGGTTACGTAATGCAAGAATATTTGGAACAAGTTACTTAGAATGGACTGGTGATAATTTAGTTTTACGCTCTTCACAAAATATGTATATACAGAGGGATGAAAATGGACAAATCAAACATTATTACCAAAGAATCGGCTCACCAGATGAAGATGTTCGATTCGAAGAAGACGAGATGGTACACTTACTTAACAACACATTCGATGATTACGCTTATGGTCTTTCTGACATCCATCCAATTCTTTATTTGGTTGACCTCAAAGATTATGCAGAACGGGACGTTGGAACTGCTCTCAATAAATACGCTGTTAGTAGGTTTGATATTAGCGCTGGACTCCCCGATATGCCTTATGGTCCTGATAAAATTAACGAAATTGTGGAAGCTTTTAATTCCTTGGAACCCGGCGAAGATATTATTCATGGTAATGATATTGAAGTCAAGGAGCTGCAAGGAACCCAAAGAGCATTTGAATATGGTAAATATATGGATGATATTACGAAAAAGATTCATATGGCACTTAAGGTACCCATAACAATGTGGGAAAAACCAGAACAAGCAAGACCTATATTCGAACCATATGTTAGATATTTACAAGCGTCCGTGGAAGCTGCACTCAATTCGCAGTTACTTCCGCAACTTGGTGACGCAAAATTTAAGTTCCGCCAAATTAATGTTGATGACTCCTTCGTGAAGGCTAAGACAGATATGGTTTATCTTGCTGAAGGTGTGCTTTCACCTGAAGAGGTAAGAATGGAACGTGGTATGAATCCTGCAGGTGTTTCACCAATGCAGGACACTGCTGAGAACGTTAATGTTTCTGGTGGTAAAGACCAAGATAAGAAAGAAGAAAGCAAGAGAACCGAGAATCGAGGTAATCAACCAGCAGCGAATGTTTCAGGAGATAGAAAAAAGAATGAGTGAGTACGAAAAATGCGTTTTAGAGACAACTCAAAGCCTTAAAAAGAAAGGCATTGAGAATTATGAAGCCATGGCAGGTAATATGTGTAAACTATGGGCTGATGATAATGGTATAGAGCGAAATTTCGCTAGAGATAAAGTAAATGGGGATAAAATAAGAAGTTTTGCCGTAGGAGTTGGAGAGCTTTCTATAGTAGAAGATTTTGTAGAATTCCCTGTTACAGCTATAACATCTGGCCTTCATGATGCTGACGGTGACCAAAAGGTTTATATAGAACCGTCTGTTATAACTAATAGTGTAGGAAACTTTAAGGAGTTACCTATATATTATACGCACCAGCGTACACCCGAAGATTTAATAGGTAAAGCTATTAATCCAGAGGTAATTGAAACGGACGATGGAAAGACAGCTATTAAAATGCTGGCTAAAATCGACAAGAATGCAAATGAAAGGGCACGACAAGTGCTTGATAAGGTTGACGATGGCGATATTACGCATGTTAGTATTGACTGGTCTTCAAATGACGTTGATGTCATGGGAGAACCTTTCGCTACTGATATACGACCCGCTGAAATAAGTTTTATTGATAATGAAATTGCGACTCCTGTTTGTGAGTCTTGCACGATTGATGGACCTTGCGAGGACCATGAAGGAACAGAAGAGAAACCATGCTGCGACAGCTGCACGGACGGAAAGAAATGCGAATGTGACGACTCAAAAGAGGACACAAATATGACTGAAGAAACAGTAAATAAGTCAGACGCCGAGACTATTGTGGAGCGAGAGTTCGCCTCAGTTAAGAATGAACTTGCAGATATGAGAGTATCATACGAGGAAGTTAATTCTAAATATACTGATGCATTAGCAACAATCGCTAATTTTGAGAAAGATGTTGAAGAACGAGCAGTTGCGGAAGCAAAAGCACGTAAAGGGGCATTTATTTCAAAAATAGTAGCAAAAGAATTAGTTTTAAAATCATTAGATGATGAAACTAAAAAAGCTCGCGAAGAAGAACTATCAGCTTGGGAAGAAACCAAATTAGATGGTTTTGCATCAGCTATGGAAGCAATTCCAGAAGCAGAGGCATCAGAACGAACTTTTGGCAAGGGCAAAGCCCATGACGAAGAAGACAAGCCAGTAAAGGCTGAAGAAACGACCCGCTTATTCGCAATGAATGATAGCGGAAGAATAACGCTTAATAAAGAAGCGTTAAGAGGAAACTAAATATGGCAACAGAAATTTTAATAAATGATGGCGGGGCACCATGCAGAATAATGCCTTTCGAAGCATATGAAGCTATTACCGCCGGAGACGCGGTACAACTATTACATGTAGCTAACAGCGATTGTACAGTTGGACAAGCCGAATCAGGTGACGACTCAGGTATGATGATAGGTGTAGCACTTACAGATGCAGCACTTGGAGCAATATGTAACG